TACTTTTAATGCACTAATCGGAGATTCTTTAATTGATGAAACTTTAGCTTGTGCCTCTGAGCCATTGCCAGTAATTGTAATAACATCGCCATCTTCATATCCAGAACCACCATCAACAATTGTAACACTTGATACAATACCATAAATTGTTGAGACAAGATTGTCATCATCAATATCTTCAATATCTTCACCTGCGGCAAATGTTCCACTCACAAGTTTGAGCGTCATCTCAGCGACTTCTAACGAACCAATAAAGAATTTTTTGATATCGACTACGTTTGCGAGAACACCAGAAGTCTTCCCACGAATAGTCTTATTTAAAAATAAAAAGATATCCCTATCATATGTTGCGCCTAGAGAATCTATACCGACAGCTACAGCTTCTGTTCTAATGATTTGTGTCTTTTCAAAATTACCATCAGATACACGAAGAACATCTTCTCCTGGATAATAGAAATCAACATTTTCATTGTATAAAAGTTTGAACAAAAATCTGTAAGACTGTTCGTTACTCTTAGATTGAAAGAATTCTCTAAATTTTGATGCAATTAATCTTTTATTTCCATAATATGTTATTGGAATACTAGGATATAATTCTTCTCTCAAATAATCTACATAAGTATCTATTGATGTTTCGATATTACGATAGTCTAATAATTTTCCTGATCTGCGTACAACATTATCTACAACAGAACTTATTGTTGCAGTTGCGCCAGAAGTTTGACCAGTTATAGTTTCATATAAATTAAACGGAACTCTAGTTTCAATCGAAACAGTCAAATCGTTAGCAATGCCAATCTCTTTAATTTTTGCGGTTGCACCAACAGTTGCACCAACTATAGTTTCACCACGCTGAAATGTACCAACTTTATCAGTAAATTCAATTTTTGAAGTTTGCATCCATTCATAGTATGCCTTCATAAACAACAAAAACTTTTCAGAATCGGCCGCAAGGTCTCCTGAAAGTATTGTCTCTATACCAAATGATGGTTTGAATTTAGAATCTGACATTTTTATATGTTATCTTGCTACCAAACTAAGGGAATTATCGTCAACCATAGTTATGTCAATGTCGGCAGTTCGAATTGATAATATTTGACCTCTTAACGGAAGAATGTCTTTATTTTGAGGCGCCGCAGTTATTTTTAATGTTGTTCCGCCATCATTAAATGAAGTTGGCGCAAAGTTAGTTAATATAATCTTACCCGTAACGTAGTTGATTGATCCAGCATTAACAGATACAGGAATATTTTCAATACCCAAGACTCTGTATATACGAATCACACCATTGTTATCTTCTAAAAAGCAATCTGAGAATCCACCAAAAGTAAATGAGTTGGACGTGACTTTGTTACCAACTCCATTTGGATGAGTTGATGGTCGACCATTTGTTGCGTTGTCAATTGCGTTTGAGAAATTGATCTCATATCTTGTGCCAACACCTAATTGAACGTCAAGTTCTTTTCTCATTTGCGCTGTAGTCACGCTACTTAAGATTGATCTTTCGGAAACGTCAATTAGTCTAGATAATTTAGAATATCTAAAGTAAGTTCCAAATGTGTCTAAATCCGTTAGACTATAATTTTGAATCGTAGCCAACACTAAAGATTTAATAGAGTCGGAAGATAGAGATGTTTTTTTTGCATCATAATTGACTGACGTACTTACTTCAATATAAACATAATCAGGATCAACAATTTCGGTTTGTATTGTTAAAACTTTTTTAGGTTTAATAACAGAGTTTATTAAATTTATTTTTTCTGTTGCAGTTAACACATCACCTGTTGTTGGTTTAATTGCAATGAATACTTTTCCGAATGTTGGTGGATCATTATCTTCACCACCCCACACAACAACAGAGTTGACAGTTGGTTGACTTAGCAGTAATGATTTGTAATCTTCAGCAGTTACCACACGATTCTGTGCTTCATATGATTTTGGAGCATTAAATTTTATCTGTGCTGGTGTTTCTCTGTTTGCACCACCTACGGCTGGATCAGTAGCAGTAAATGTTGCAGTAAGAACACTTGCAATTGAATCGGAATATGTGAGTGCGTTTATGTCATTTGCCAATGCGCCATTAGAAACCAAATACCTAATCACAACAATGTTTCCATTGTCTAGTGCAACACCAAATGTACCTTCACCAAATTTTATTTCGTACTGGCCATCTTCTGATTCTTGCAAGAAATAAACTAAAGATGTTGCGTCTATTTCAACTAAATTTTCGGCTAATGTAAATGTTCGTGTCGTGCTGTCAACAGCAGAGTTTAAAACTGTGACTACCATAGTTGTGGTATCCACTTTTGAATTTGGTATTAAAAATCTTTGATCTGGATCGGCTGTTACTACACTATATCGTGTCGTTATAACTGAACCTTCTTTTAGCGTAATGCTATCAGAAAATACACCACTTGCAGAAAAAATAGTTTTTGAATCAACGTTCGAAAATACAAAAGATGTGCCATCAACCGAACCAACAAATTTAGTAAATGCTGGAATATTAATGCTCGCAGGAGAACCACTCACAGTTAGTGCTAAAGTTCCTGTGATAGATGCTGACGATGTTGAACGTGGCACATAATTTAAAGAATTTGCTAGGTTCACAACAGAATTTCTTTTTTGTGCTGTGCTAAGAAATGTTTCAGATGCTACCATGTTCAGATAGAACGAATTGTAATATGTATTGTATGCCAACAAGTCTAGAAGAACGGAGATGCCAGCACCATCAAAGTTATAATCTCTGAATTGATCTTGTGACTGCAAATATCTTTTGAAGTTATCTTTGATACCCTCAAAATTAAGTTCGTCTACTCTTAAATTATTTTCTATGGCCATTTTATGCCGCCCTCGTTAACGATGTTGATATAGAATCCACTCTATTAATGTTCTTTATGATATATTGTATGTTTAATGTGATTCCGTATTCTTCGTACTTAATGTCTATTTCATTAACACTAACTCTAGGCTCATGTCTGCCAATTGCATCGGTTATCTCTTTTTTCATGTTGAATTCAGTAAATCCAGGTTCATATTGAAAAAGATATTCACTCAAATTACATCCATAAAATGGATTGAAAGGTCTTGTGCCCTTCTTTGTTTTAATCAAATTCATTATTGATCTTTTAATTGCCGTCTCATTTGTGATAGGACGCACATCTCCACTCACCGGATGGGGAGTGAAGTCTAAAGATAAGTCTTTGAAGAATGCGATTTCTGCCATTTTTTTCTTTTATTTATGTCTGTTATTCGGCAGTCTTTGAGTCTTGTATTTCTTTTCTACGTTCTTTTGCGGCTTTGGTAAACTCTGCTAATGCTTTTCTTGCTCTGGTGCCAGCTGATTTGTTGCCTTTGTTCTGAAATTTGTCATTCTCTGCAAGATATGATTCAAATAAATTTACTAAGTTTTCGTGATTCGTCATTATTATTTCCTTATAAAATGTTGACTTTTGCTTGACAGTATGCTATATTACTGTGTAGACTGTGATTTTAGATATCTGTTATAACTGTGATTGCTGTATTAGGTACTGTTGCTGTCGTTGGGCTATTCAACCTCTCTTCAATCGTTGATATTCTCAAAAGCAATGCGCTGAGTGTAGTGGTATTTGCACTATCTGAAAGAATTAAATTATTGCTTCCGTTCAGCGTTAAATTTTTAGTTGAAGTTATAACACTATTGTTAGAGGACTCAATTGAAAAATCATTGCCATTGATAGTGATATTGTTTGAAGATTGTATTGTTACATTGCTTGTATTTGCTATTCTAATCTTAGCATTATTTATTTCCCACAAAACATCATTTTTATCAACAACATTTGCAAAGTTTCGAGTCAAACTTGATGCTGTGCCAAAATACGATGAAGCGGCTTCTGGAATTGCAGGAAGATATCCTAAGATTGCAGGCTCTTGTGCAGACAAAGCATCTAAGAAGAAACCAAAAACCCATTCACCAAGTCTAGGCGTTCCGTAGAGGTTTGGTGTATTTAATGGATGAATAGATAGTGCCCAAGGTAAATCAGCAGTCGGAACTAAATTAGTTGACTTTGCTGGATGATATCCAAAGCATCTCACTTTGCATCTGCCAAGCGTCAGAGGATCGTTGATATCTTCAACGATTCCAATCCACCAAACAAATCCATCTTGACCAATAAAATTTTTCATCAATTAACTCATATTTTTGAAATACTGAATTTCTTTTTCCTGTTGAGCAATCCATTCGTCTGATGGTTTACCTTCACCTTTGTAGTAGCGTAATGGCTTGCCAGTCTTCTTTGAGACTAACGCCCATTTACCATCCACTTGCTTGAGTGTCTCAATCAATTCTGGACCAAAAACTTCTTCTTCCCACTCTTCAGTTGAAAGTGTGGTGCCTTGTATAAACTCTTTAAATTTTTTCATAGTCTGTCCAACTCTGATGTGTCTACTGCGCCGGGAGGAACATTATCTTTAATCCAAGTGAGTAATTGTTTTTTCACATCAAGTTCCTTTTTAGCAGGCTTTCCTGGTTCTTTAAGTACCAAGTACTTGAAGTCTTTGATAACAGGATTGCCTTTTTTATCTTTGTATGCTTTGCCTGTTTGTGGATCAACTATAAAAATTGTATTTTCTGGATTATTTAGAATCACATAAATACCTCCCTGTACTGAGGGTGGCATTGATCTTGTCACTAAGTTATATACAGTCTGTGCCGCACCTGCGTGAGTCGCAAGCAAAATATCTTCTGGCACAACTCTTGCCCTTGATTTGTTATTCTTGATTGCAATC